ACTTGATTGGAATGACAAGTTTGTGGCCAATCTTGTTCGTGCCGGTTATCGAATGAATCCCAAAGATACCGATTCGGACATTGTGGACCGTTGGTTCACTGCGGTATGTCGCAATATTGTGTTGGAGACATATGAGCAATACAAAGCCATGGACCCGGAACGTGATCGCGTAGTTAAATCACGTAACATTGGTGACGGAAGGTCAGAAGTGTCATGATCCTAGCTATTGGCGACAGTAATTTATATCCGGCCTGCACCGAGTCAGAGCAACCAGTGGACCTTGATAATATGATTGTGGTGTTTAGTCGGCAGTTTGCTGAATCATTCAGTTGCTGGGCTAAAAATGGTGCCAGCAACTATTGGATTGAAAACCATATAGATTATTTCTTGGCTGACGAAAGATGGGAACCCAACACAATGTTGTTCATCGGCTGGACCAGTTTTGAACGAGAAGAATGGCCTTGGTTGTATAACAATATTAGCGTTTGTGGTGGCCCAGACTTTGGTATGCCAGAACCAATGAAGGCTCGATTCAACCAATGGAAAACAACATTAACCGGCGACTACTATCGTAAAATGACACAGTTGTGGCATGACAGAATTCATGCCATGCATTTAAAATTGCGTGAGCGTGGCGTACCACACCTGTTTTGGACTACCTATAACAACTTCGACACCATCGCTAATCATCAAGATTGGCACGGGAGTTTTTATAAACCTTACGATGCCAACGGGTGCATGGCCAAATGGTTCGAATCAAACAATATCTTAGCCAATGCCGGTGACCCATTTCACTATGGTTCTGCTGCTCAAGCAGCCTGGGGCACTGAATTAAGTCTCCATGCTCGAAAATTCGTTCTATGATTTTGTATGTCAACGGTGACAGTCATACTGCTGGCGCCGAAGCGGTAAATGCTCATGCATTTGCTGAAGACGATCCCAAATTATATTACCTAGGGCGTCTACCGCATCCAGAAAATCTTCAAGTCACTTGGGGTAAACTATTAAGTCTTGCGCTTAATGCTGGATTTCAATGCGAAGCAGAAAGTGCCAGTAGCAATGCTAGAATACTAAGAACTACCCGTGCTTGGCTTGCAGAACAAAAAAATAACCTACAAAATATGTTAGTTGTTATTCAATGGTCAACCTGGGAACGAGAAGAATGGTTGTATGATGGCATTTATTATCAAGTTAACGGCAGTGGTATTGATCAAGTTCCGTCCGAAGCTGCTGAACGGTATCGCAACTATGTTGTCGGGCTCGATTGGCGACAAAAAACACAAACCGCACACGATGAAATTTGGATGTTTCATCAAGAACTTGTGTCTCAAGATATTCCTCATATTTTCTTCAACGGTAATAGTGATTTTTCATCCATCCAAGATCAAAAGGATTGGGGCGTTAATTATATTGGACCTTATGATCCAGCCAGCACATATCATGCTCAATTACAGGCTGCAGCAATCGAAACAGTCATGCCCGATTCATATCATTATGGACGGGATGGACATGCATGGTGGTTCAAACACCTGCTCAAATACATAATGTCCAATCAGTTTGTATGATATTCAAAACAAGAAATATTCCAAAACAAGTCAGCACAGTTTATAATTTTGGAATTAAAAAATTGATTGTAAGTGGTTGCAGTTACACTTACAATCAACTTGAAAATGTCGCAGACACTTGGCCGTATTATCTAAGAGACCTTGGTGGATTTGAACAAGTTTTGGACAGCTCTTTGCCGGGCGCTGGCAACAGTCATATTTCAAATTCATTGATTTGGGGGTTAGAAATAGATCAACCAGATCCGGCCACAAGTCTGGTAATAGTAATGTGGTCTGGACACGACAGAGATGATTATATAGTGCCCAAGGACTATATCAACGAACATTCATATCAATTTTATTATACTCAAAGCGTGATGTCGGCTATCAACAAGGCAGCTGACAATCACAGTGTTCAAGAAGAATTAAAGACGTTTGCTTTGGCAAAAAACAATGAATCTAGAGCTGTAGAGAGTTATCTTAACATGGTTAAAACCTACCAGTATCTAAAATCATTGAATTATAGGTTTTTATTTTTAAACTTTATAGACACAAAAAATCCAGTGGGCGGTACAAATTCTTTTGAAATTAGAAAATATTTGCCAGAATCAGCACAGCAAAAATACAATTCAATGATCACTGATATCATGGATCCTTATCATTTTTCGGTCAGATACAATCTATTGTCCGACGACAATTTTCATCCTAATGAATACGGGCAGTTACGGTGGACCAGATCGGTATTGATGCCATATTTACAAACCGTAATTGTTTGACAACTTAGTCAATATCTGCTATACTAGCAGTATGAAATATGTTCTTATTGATACAGCTAATATGTTCTTTCGTGCCAGGCACGGTGCTTTTCGTGCCAGTGACACGTGGGAGAAAATTGGATTTGCCCTCCATGTGACCCTGATGAGTGCCAACAAAGTAGCCCGGCGCTTTGAAGCAGATCACGTGGTTTTTGCCCTAGAAGGGCGCAGCTGGCGTAAGGACTACTACAAACCCTACAAAAATAACCGTGCAGTGGCCCGTGCTGCCTTAACCGAAGCCCAAGCAGACGAAGACAAGATGTTTTGGGAAACTTATGATAGTTTGACTAAATACCTGGCTGAGAGGACCAATTGCTCAGTGATTAGATGTCCTACAGCAGAAGGCGACGATATTATTGCTCGCTGGATTGCACTACACCCCCAAGACGAACATATTGTTATCAGTAGCGATACAGATTTTGTTCAATTAGTAGCACCCAATGTCACGCAATACAACGGTATCACCGACGAACTAATTACCACGGAAGGAATCTTTGATGCTAAAGGTAAAGCGGTCATTGATAAAAAAACTAAAGAAGCGAAAACAATACCCAATCCGGAGTGGTTACTGTTTGAAAAGTGTATGCGAGGCGACAGCTCAGACAATGTGTTTTCAGCTTATCCGGGTGTTCGAACTAAAGGAACAAAAAATAAAGTTGGTCTCCTGGAAGCGTTTGAAGATCGTAAAACTCGCGGATATAATTGGAACAACATGATGCTGCAACGCTGGATCGATCCAGATGGTGTAGAACACAGAGTGTTGGATGATTACGAACGCAACCGAGAACTGATCGACTTGACAGCACAGCCCGAAGAGATCAAAGCCACCGTGGATGCAGCCATATGTGAACAGATCAGTCACAAAGACATCGGCCAGGTGGGTGTGCGTTTCATGCAGTTCTGTGGCAAGTATGAATTAAACAAGTGCAGTGAAAGTGCCGACAGTTTCGGCCGTTGGATGAACGAAACATACAAAGGAGTGTTAAATGACATTAATAGCTAAACCTGTAGTAGACAAGCAGTTCTGGATCTTGCAAGAGAACAATCAAAAGGTCGGCAACATTGAAGCCTGTGCTGGCGGTTTCCAAGTAAAGATCAACAATCAAATCGCTCAATACAAAACTATAAAATTGGCGGCTCGCAATGCCAATATCAAATTCGAACCGGCAATAAAGATTACCCGTCCCAAGACCACCGTGGATCATGTGCATGGATATCCAGTGTCGGGCCGTGTGTGCAACCCCATGTGGGATGTCAGTCAACAGTTGCCGGTTTATACCAAGACAAACAAGAGCAAAAGTTGGTTTAGTGCCGGATGGTACAATGTTCGTAAAGGTCGCAATTGGCGCACAGTGCTGGCACCCAAGTTGATTGTGTTGCAACGCTATCCATACCAAGGTCCCTACTACTCAGAACAACAAGCTCATGACAATTCATCTCAGTAAGTTTATTGAACGTGTGCAAGGCCAACAGGCTCGAGGCGCTCGAGACTTTATCATGAGCTTGAAAGATGCACAAGATCTACATGCCGATATCACTAGACTATTGTTAGAACTTCAGGCTTTACGTGAACATGCAGTAGCAACCCTACAAAAAGACACAGAAACAATCACGGTAAAAATGGATGGTGGAACATTCTAAAACTACCTATATTTCTAGATAAATAAAATATAGGAGTTTAATGATATGAGTCGTCCAAAACCCAATGTATTGATCGAGCACACTAACAAGCTCACTTACAAGAGTGAACAGGTTTTGTCCTCGGAGGGCGTATGGGCAGTGTTCTATGATGCCAAGCCGATTAATCTCAAAACATCAAACCTATTGGTTCAATATCCAGGTCCAAAATACAAAAAGGTTTCATTCTCAAATCCGGGCCATGCCAAGAACCTGGCAAAAAAATTAAACACACAATTTAAAACCGAAAAGTTCACAGTGGTGTTGTTGACCGCAGGCAATCAAATTTATCCTTGATGTGCGCGACAAACGTAAACTCACAGAAGAACTAATTGCACTGCTGCCTGAGGAAGACCGTATTGGTTTAAAATTTGCCATGAGTGCTTGGTGGTTTAATTTACGCCGTAATGGTGGCATGAGATTGACCAGTGTAGGTTATTCGGCATTGGCCGACATGCTTGATCTAGAACACCACGCATACAGCATTGATGATCCATACACGTTTGACAAACACCTTATACTAAAATTAGATCGTAAAATGCAAATGCCTTATTATATTCATGCAGTCAAAGGCATACCTAAACGGATCGTATTTTTTGGTGGCCGAGAAGCAGTTATGGTAAATCTATACGGAAATTTACAACAATTTCTTGACAACTACGAGCCCTAGTGTTATACTGTATTACAGGGCCAGTAGCTTAATGGTAAAGCAACCGACTCATAATCGGTCGAGTCTTGGTTCAATTCCAAGCTGGCCCACCAAACATGCTAAATA